TATTGTTTATAGACCTCATCGTGGTTTTTTGGAAGCTTCTATGAAAGAAGCAAAAACTTTTCTGAACGAATGGCAAATGAAACGGTATGTTGCAAATAACTGGAATCTTGCAATCGGAAGAAAAGTATTAGACCCCGAAGATATTATTATCGACAGCGAATCAACAGACGATGACCGTGTCGGTTGGAAAAATGTTCACATGGTTTGTGCAACTCGAATCGGAAATGAAGATTACATGAAGCAGTACGGCAATCCGCAGTGCATCGGATATTGCGCTTACGATGTATCAAACGCGCCAAAATCAAGCCAGTGGATTTGTGCAAAGAACAGTGTTCCGGGGGATACAGACCGGCGTGTTATCGGATTCGATGAATCTGCCTTCGATATTGTTATAGCAAATTACGATGAGCAGTTCAAAGAGTGGCGGGATGATGAGGGTAGAACCCATAACATTACATATTGGATGCCGTTGCCTGAACCGCCTGTAAAATATTGAGATAGCAAAGGAGCGATATATGGAAAATTTCTATTGGGTCAAAATCCAGTACGATGATGACGAAAAATGCAGACACTTTCAAGCTCCGTTCGTCTTGTTTGCAAACAGCAAGGAAGAAGCAAAAGCAAGAATCGAGCGAGAAGTTCCCGGCAAGTTTTCCATTATCAGTGTGGTAGGACTCGACAAGAGCCTTGTAATTACCCCGCAAGATTTGTTTGACATAAGGTCAAAATCAGCGATTTGGGAATGAGAAAAACGCTAGAGGATAGAACAGGCAGCTATCGCCCATCGTTAGGAGATGCGGGAACCGTCACCCCGCCTAGCTTTTTCAATAGTAAACCCCTGTGTAGCCGTTAAAAACTACACAGGGGTTCTGTTTTACTTATCAGCAATACAATCCCAGTAGAGATACGCCTTGCCGTCCACAGCGTCCGTGTCATCAAGGAACGCCTTTGCCATGTCAGCGTAGAAGCCCGGAGTGTCAACGGACTGGCGCTTTGCGACCTGACAATAATCCGAGTACATCATGTTCATAACAGCCCAGAAATCGTTCGGGTCACAGTTGATATTGCGCTGCTTGGCAACGTCCTGTGTCTGTTCCAGCGTCCAGTGACAGCCCTTTGTGCCGTCAGCATTCACCATGCTGTCACACCATTCCTCTGCTTCATCGTGGGTGAGGTGCTGGCGTGGCATCTTGATCGAGCGGCTGCCTGCGCCGCCATGTTCATACTGTCCAGACCGTTTATCCCAGTCGCCGTTCTGCGAGAAGCCGATTTGCGGCATTCTGCGGCCATTCTCTACGTCAGGGTAGCGGGGGATAGGGTAGGGGTCGATGTAGCGGTTTTCCTCCTGCGGATAGTAGGGATAGCGGTCGTTGCCACCTTCCAGTTTACGCAGACGGCGTTCCAGCTCACGTTCCCTGCGGTCACGCTCTTCCTCAAGGCGGTCACGTTCCGGCTCACGGTCTTTGTCGTGGTCTCGGAGCATCATCATGCGGCGAAAATTGTTCTTGCCCATAATCTACACCTCCTCAAGAAATGGACGCGGGCGCATCAGCGTGGGAACGGCAGAAGCAGCCAAGATATTTGAACGTGCCTGTGCCGGTCGCAGACGTTGCAACGCGGGTAGCGTAGCGAGTGCGAGTGTGGATGCTCTCAGCGGTTGCCTGAGCGCAGTTGCAGTCGGTCAGAGGGTATGCGGTAGTGCCTGCACCGATGGTAATGACCACAGGAGCGTTGATGGTGGTCGTGTCCGGGATGCTCTGGGCAACCACGATGCAATACTTCTCTCCGTTCTGGTATGCGCCAGCAGGAATGTTGATGGTCAGCGTGTCATTGGCGAACGTCACCGACTGGCTCAAGACCAGATGGGGGCAGAGTTTGCAGCTTGTTTTGCAAGCCATAATGTTTTCCTCCTAAAAAATCAGGGGCAGAGGTGTCTCACCCCTGCCCCGATGGTTCACCCGGTGTTATCGGGGAGTGTGTTGGTTAGCAGCAGCCGCAGCAGTTCACGCCCACGTTGGGATTTGCCACCTGATAAGCGGGAATCGGACGAGGATTGACCCGGTTCAGGATGGTATCAGTCTGCTGAGACATCACGGTGGTCAGAAGCGCATTCTGCCGATCCTGAGAAGCCGCGAACTTCAGGCTCTGGTTCTCAGCGGTCAGAGTGGCGATCTTGTCCTGCGTGAAGTAGTCCATCATGCTGCGGAAGTTGGCGTTGCAGTTGTCCACGATGGCGCGGGCGTTGTCTGCGATGGCCTGCCGGGTAGCGCAGTCCTGCTGTGCAATGGTGTACTTCAGGTCGCCGATGAGCTGCTTGTTCTCGCAGCAGCAAGATGCCAGCTGCGTGGCAAGTGCGGTCTGACCCGCCTGCCGTGCGTTGCCCTCCTGCATGATGGCAAGGCTGATGGCGTTGTCGCCGTTGGACGCGCTGCGTTCCAGGCCGTTTACCAGCTGTGCGTTCTGGTAGCCAAGCTGACAGATGGCGCTGTTCACACCAGCAAAGCCGTTCGCGATGTTGGCGTTGATGCCATTGATCTGTGCCAGCTGGTCATAGCCCAGAGAGCAGATACCGCTTTGGATGCCCGCCAGAGAACGGGAGGTATCCTGCTGATAAAAGCCCTCAGACAGAGCCGCGCGGGTGTCTGCGCCACCCTGACCAGTTGCGCCAGTGCCGACCAGATAGGGAATGTAGGCGTTCATGCCGTTGTCGCCGCCGTTGCGGCCATAGCCGTTTGTGCCCCAGCCGAAGATAATGGCAAGGATAATAACAGCCCACAGACCTTCGTTGCCGAAGAATCCGCCGTTGTTATTGCCGCCGTCCTGCCCAGCCAGATAGCCAGTTGCAAAATCGTCCATAACAAAACTCCTTTCAGTTTTGAGTTATGCTATCCCACCGCCGTATGCGATGGGCGAAGCCAAACAAGTGCGGTTTTTGTCAAGTCCGCAAAACTGAGAAGCGTTTCGCTTAGAGGGATGCTTATTTTGGGATTATTAATTCAGCTTGGAAGATTGTCTTTTTTATCTTTCGTGTCGTCCCACGTTTTGCTGACCGCGCCGAAAATCAAGCCAATCATTAAAGGAACCCATATTTTGTCATTGCCACACAGATTGTCGATGTCAAAATCTTTTTCGGAATGGCTGTTTTCAAAATCATCCATTGTAAAGCCTCCTCACTTCGGAAGCGTCAAATTCAGGACGCTTGCTAGCTGATTCAGGTCGATGCCGCGCTCTTTGGCGAGGTTCTGCGCCATCGTTCGGAGCTGTGCTTCGTTCTTACCCTGAATCAGGTTCAAGCCCTGCATGATAGGAGCATTCTGCCCGCTTAACTGCTGGATAAGCCCCATCGGGTTTTGTCCGGCTCGAGCCAGATTTGCAAGCTGCATGATAGGGCTGTGAGTAATCATGTCAAACGGAGAGGACATTACTTATTCTCCTTTCTTCGCTGCGGCAGTGGGCTTAGAGAAGCTCTTCTGCCACTTTTCCAGTTCATCCAGCCTGTGGACAAGGGCGTTATACTCTTCAATGGGCACATACTGCTGTGTCGGTGCAGCGGTCTGCTGTGCCTGTTGTGCCTGCATCTGCCTCCACGCTTCCGGGCTGTAAAACTCCTGCACATAGGATTCGCAGGTGTCAGGGTTCAGCCGCTTGCAGTAGATCACTCCGCTGCGCAGGTCGGGGCAGTAGGTCGGTCTGCCATACAAATCAGACGGTATTGCCAAAAACTCCTCCCTGCTGGAAACAGGTCTACCGAGCAGCCAGCCGCCGTCCTGTACCGACTGCTGAACAGGCTGCTGCCCATTCATCGGCTGCGGACGCTGCGGCTGTGCCTGCTGCATCTGCGTATTGGGTAGGGGAGTGGCAAGCCCAACTGTGCTCATGCCGCCGTAAGGGTTGACTGGCTGCTGTGGAACGTAGGGCGCTCCGGGTGTCGGATAATAGCTCATAATACATCCCTCCTGATGCTCCCAGTGTACCGCATCAGAAAAAAACGAAGGACAACGAAAGCACAACGAAGGACAAATATAAACTGATACAACTGCCACAAAACGAACAAAAAAATAAGGCAAAGTCTGGCAACTATGCCTGTATCACTTGTAGCAGTTTTGTGGTATAATCAGTATAGTAAAAGAAAACGGAGGTAACGAATATGGAAAACACCACTATCAAAAATCTCGGAAAGCTCTACCGCTTGCTGGATGAAGCCTGCAACTCCGACCGCGTGAATCAGGCAGACCTTGACAACGCTACGAGGTTTCCCGTGCGTGGCGTGATGATGAAAATTACGCTGGCACATAAGCTCCACAAGATGACCCCGGAGCTTGACAACGCCTGCGCTTACGTCCTGAAGGATGTAGACCTTGAGGACGTGGATAACAGCTTTGCGCTCAAAGCATTGCCGTTGCAGCAGCAGGGCATGTTCCAAATCGGATATATGTCGCCCGATTATAAAACGCTCGGCGTGTCTGCCGTAAAAATCAAGGCCGCTCGGGAAAACGCTGGGCTGACCATTCGTGCGTTGTCGGAGAAGACCGGGTTGTCTACCGCGACCATCCAACACGCAGAAGCCAGGAAACCTATCCGGATGACCACGCTCAAGAAAATTGCTGCGGCCTGCAACGTATCAGTAGAAGAGTTGCAAGGGTAAAAGAAAAGCGCCCACACGGAAAAATCCGCATGAGCGCTTAACTGTAAGGATGCACACATTGGAGTGCAATGCTAAGATACCACATCATCCAATATATGGCAATGCTTTCGACAGAACTAGTGAGAATAAAACAAAATCCACCAGCCTAAAAGCTGATGGATTATAAGTGAGCGAGTAATCGCCCTGCCACCGAAGCAGCAAAATTGCGTCTCCCGCATGGTACGCACTGCAAGTAGGCGGGCGGGAGACTGTATCAAATATCCACCCTAATGCGCTTCTTTGAGAGGCCGGGAGGATTTGTTAGTTTAATTTTATCATACATCCAGCATTTTTTCAATGCCTTTCAGCCGATAGCCTATCGCCGTCCGGCTGTAATGTGTCTGTGCTGCAATGTCCGGCAGCGGGAGCCGCTCAACGTACCGCAGTAAGGCTATCTTACGGTCTACCCTCCCAAGCGGTGCGTTTTTGATGGCGTCGGTCATCTGCTGTCGGTCAAGTCCTTGCAGCGCAGCGGGCAGCACTACACGAGCCGCCGCCACAGGCAGCACCGAGCCAGAAAGGCTGCGGTAGCTGTCCGGCGTTGCGCACCATAGCGGTGACGGCACCGAGATGGTATGTTTTCGTGAGGTCACGAAAACGTCCACAGACCATTTTCGTGGTGTCACGAAATTGCTCTTGTGCGGCGAACATTTCGGTGACGTCACCGGGATGGCGGTATGTAGTGCTTGCCATGTTATCACTCCTTATTGTGAACAATGAGATAACGAATTTCGGAAATTTTGACGATAAAGCTATCGTCCGGGTTGTTTTGTTGCACACCACTGAACGCAACGTATTCGCCATTTAGCCACAAAATATTTCCTTCCAACCGCTTGAGCCATTTTCCACTGCCATCGAAATCAGCGGCATGGTCATCTAGGTCGATTTCGAGGTAAAAACCATCGTTCTGTTTTGCAAAGTATTTTTGCAGAACAGAAGTGATTTCTTTCGTACTCATGTTTTCGGAATCAGCAATGACTTTGATGTAGTGGTAATGAAACATTTTTTGTCTCCTTACTCCTTTTCCAGTGCCGCCTTTGCCCGGTCGAAGAAAAACTGAATCACGGTGCCGATGGTCTCATCGGTGATGGCCCAGCTGATGAGCCTGCCGTATTTGCTGGCGCTCAGAGCGGCCCGGAGCATCTTGACGACCCACGCTTTGCGCTCTGCGCCGCGCTTTGTCCCCTGAATCTCCTGCTCGGCCCGCTCGATGAGGTCAAGCGCCAGAGGCTTTACGGCGGCGCCGTAGCCCAGCCGGATGCAGCCCAGCGCGTAAAAGATGAAACCGCCCAGCATGAGCAGCAGCGCTGCCCACGCAGGGAGGACGGACAAAAGCTTAGTTGCCAGCGTTTCCATGTCTGGTCACTCCTTCCGTTAAGTAGTTGTCGATTTCGGTTTTGCTTGCTTGCATTGCCGCGATGTTGTTGCCGGTAAGCTGAGATTCAAGCAAGGCACGGACAGCTTTCAAGGTCAGGCGATTCACCTCGTCGATTTCGGTAAATCGCCCAAGGTCGCGGTTCAGGGCAGCACTATGTTGCAGCTGTCCATGTTCGATGGCGCTGATGCGCCTGTCCATCTCGTCCAGCCGCTTATTCTGCTCATTGTCCGGCTCCTGCGCCTTTTTGATGTACTTGTGGATGATTTCCAGCACCTTGTCGATGGTGATGGCTGCAGCGCACAGGCTGCCCAGGATGCCCAGTACCCACAGCAAAGCTTCTTTTTCGGTCATTTGCCCTCCCGAAGACGGGTCAGGCCCTTCTTACGGATGATTTTGGGGTAGTTGAGGGTGGTGACGTTGAGGTCTACGTTGCCGGAGATGCCCGGCACGCTGCCCTTGCTGGTGTGCTGGTGAGCGTTGTAGCTAAACGTCACGTTGGGCGTCTCGCCCGTGTAGTCGGCCAGCCAGACGTCCCACCGAGAGGACAGCCGAGCCATGTCCAGCTCGTACTTGTAACCGGTGTAGGTGTACAGCTGGGCGTAAAAGCCCATCCGCTCCACCTGTTCCAGCGCGTAAGCGGTAAGATTGGACAGGTCAAGCGTGGACAGCTGCTTGAGTTTGTTTTCCTCCACGTCCACCGCCACAGGCAGGGTCAGCTCCTTGCCGTATACCGCCTGCCGCAGAAGGGCAAGCTCTGCATCGGCCATGGCCTCGCTGGTGGCGTAGGTGTAGTAGTAGACGCCCACGTCCAGCCCGGCAGCCCGGGCGTTGCGGTAGTTGGTCTCAAAGGTGGGGTCGATATACAGGCCGTCTTCCCGCTTGGACAGCTTGCGGTTGGTGCTCACGGTCTTGAGCATTGCCCCCTTGTAGCCCGCCGCTGCCACCTGCGCCCAGTCGATAAGGCCCTGATACCGGCTCACGTCCACAAAGCGATAGGGCGGGCCACCCTCCCAGCCGGTCACAGCCTCTGCCCCCGGGGGGTCGGGAGGCTCCGGTGCGGGCTTTGCCTCTTCGGCATCCTGCTTGTCCCCCGGGCCAAAGATAGCCCGCACCAGCTTTTCCAGCAGCTCCAGCAGTTTATCCATTGTAGTAGTCCTCCCCCGTGATCTCCTTGTACTGCTCTTCACTGATCTCGCCGTCGGTCACCCGCCTCGCCAGCTCGGCTTTGACCCCGGTGCGGCGGGATGCGGGCATCTCTGCCCAGGTCTTGGTGCCTGCGACCAACCTGTTTGCCCAGATCTTGTCCATTTTGAAATCCTCCTTACTTGTTGACGGCGGCATCCAGCTCGCACAGTGAGTCCTCGATAGTCGCCAGCCGCTCCTGTGATGCCATATCCTGCTCACACAGGGCATCTTCCATCTCCGCGGCGGTCTTTGCCAGCCGCTCCGCCACGGGGCCGGTCTTGTCGGTCATCCGGTAGTGGCGATCGATTTCGTACCAGTCATAGCAGCCGCCCTCGGCATCCTCCCGGCTGTCCAGCTTGCGGACGACGCGGAAGCTGTCGGTGATGGTCTGGTCGGGATACTCCCGCTCGATCTGGTGATACCCGGTCAGATCCGTGTGGTGGCTGCTCTTGGTCTTGAGGACTTCGATGCGGCCCTTTGTTCCAAATACGTATTCCATGCGATCTCCTCCTTTCTCCGCTGGCTGCGGATGATGCGTTTCAGGTCGCGCACGATTCGCTCTCCCCGAAACAGCCATTGATAGAGATGATAATTGTTGCAGTGCCGCAGCTGTCCCAGCCGGGAAAGCAGGCTTGCAGCCGACTTGGGGTGGATGGTCCTGCCCTGCCGAATGCGGCGGCGATACCTTGCCATGGCCCGCTTCATTCGGAGCAGATTGTGCTTGCGGGGGATGGTGTATCCTCTGCCATAGCGATAGCCTACGGCATCCGGCAGACGGCCTTTGGTGCGCTCATATCCGCGCCGGGGCGGGGCCAGCGGCACTTTGCGCTGCGGCTTTGCCACCGGGAACACCTGCCAGTCGCCCTTGAGCTTCAGATCGTGGGCGTTCAGCCAGTCCTCCACAAGGATGCGGAGTTTGCGCAGCTTGCGCTTGTTGGGGCCGAATGCCGTCATGTTGTCCATGTACCGGGCGTAGTGCTTGCAATAGCCGCTCTCCCGGATGAGCCGGTCGAGGGGCTGTAAAACAGCGTTGGCGAACCACTGAGACGTGTAGGTGCCAAGCTGGATGCCGTTGCGGATGATGCGCTCGATGAGGTCAAGGACGCGGCGGTCTTTGTAGAGCTGGCGCATTCTCGCCATCACCACTTCCGGGGTCAGGCTTTCGTAAAAATGCCGGATGTCCCCGCAAAACTCGTACTTCGTGCCTTTGCGGTCGTACTTCATCCAGCGCTCGATCGCTTTCTTCTCCCGCTCCGTTCCCCGGCCCCGGATGCTTCCGCAGCAGTAAAAATCCATGCCCTGCATCATCTTCGGCTGCAGCGCCTGAATGAGGGCGTGATGCACATACTGGTCCGGCCACTGCGCCGGTTCGCTGATGGTGCGCCACTTCCGGGCGCTGGTATCCCAGCGCTGGGAGACATGGGGCGGTTTCGGCTCAAAGCCCTTGATGAGCATACGGCGCAGGTCTTTCACCCGCTCCGCTTTGGTTTCCTCCACCCACGCCGTGCAGGTGTTGGGGCGGTGGCCCTTGCACCAATGGTGGGTGCGGTTGACTTCATCGATGGCGCGCAACAAATTATCATCTGAGATTAACGTATCAAAGAGCTTTCCAGCTCTCTTCATCGGGATACCTCCTTTTAGCTGTACAGGCTTTCCATCGCCCCTTGCGGAGTGTACTAGCCTGCTCCCAAAATGCCTATCTTCACCGTGGGGTGTGCGGCTGTCTGTGCCAAGAATATGTGAGGTTGGAAATATCAAAAAAGGAAGCGGCAGCCGACGTACCCGTTATAGTTCGACGCGCTGTTGTAGTTGACGTAGAATAAACCATAGTTGGAGTTGTGGCTATAGTTACCACCGACGTAGAGGCACGGGTTCGACGAGCTGAAGTTCCAGTTATCGCACGAGGCCTGAGAACAAAAAACACCGGCAATGCACAGACAGTCCCATATAAAGTTCAGCGCCTTACGGCGCGGTTATCTGCGGGGGCTGCGGCCCCCTCAGACTCCCCCGTTGGGGAGTTCCTGGAGGCGGCAGCCGACGTACCCGTCATAGTTCGACGCGCCGCCGTAGCTGACGTAGAATAAACCATAGTTGGAGTTGCGGCTATAGTAACCACCGACGAAGAGGCACGGGTACGACGAGCTGAAGTTCCAGCTATCGCACGAGTACGTTGCGTCATTACCGGACGCGGATGTGGGGATAAACACCGGGAATCCGCCGTTTGTCTTGACCTTGAATGCGGACGGCCAGCCATTGGATGGAACGCCCACCGCCGTGCCGCCGCTGCTGTCGCTGAACTCGGAGGGATTCAGGATGATGTTCAGGCCGTTGCCGTTGTTGTAGCAGCCATCGCACCAGTCCAACACGTTATCCCACAGGCCCTCGATGTTGCGGTACTGCGTACCGCCGTAGGTGGCCCGGCTGCTCTGATCGGTGCCGGTGTGGTACGGCATGGTATCCGTGTAGCCCATCGTGATGATGCTGCCGCTCGGACTGCATCCATAGCCGATTTTCGCCTGACTGTTCCAGTCGGCAAACTCTACGATGTACAGCAGCCAGAGCGTAAACCTCATAGCAAAATCGCTCTGCCAGATGGTCGAGCCGAGATTGTGGATGCCGGAGCGGGCCGAAGAGCGGGTCATGTTCGCCCTGGGGCTGCCGGTGCCGCTCTTATAGGTGCCGTTGCAGTGGTATCTGCCGATGTACACCACGTCCCGCTCACCGTGACCGTCGCCTCTGTCCATGTGAGCGGGAGAGACGGAGTAGCCAGCCACCTTCTTGTCGGCGATCTTGATGCTCATGCCGGAACCGGACTGCTCCAACAAATACCAGAACTTGGGAATGGCTACCATCGTGCCGCCGGTGCGCTCGCTGACCACCATGCCGCTCCACGGCAGACGGTCATCAAAAGGACTGCCATAGCTGCTTGCGCCCGCGACATACGGCACAGGGTCGGTAAACTCTGCCGCCTCGTCGGTTCGGCTCCACTTGGTGGTGCTGGTGCCGTCCCAGCTTGCGCCGTAGATGTGGACGTATGCAAGCTCAAGGGGGTAGTCCTTGTACTCGGTGACCTCTACGGTGGCGGTAGTGGTTTCGTCGCCCAACGTGGCCGTTACCGTCCACGTGCCAGCGATGGGCAGATACAGCTTGATGCTGCCGCTCTCCGGCACCGTGCCGGAGACGGTCTTGTCCCCGCACTGGGCGGTGACGGTGCTGCCCGCCTTGACCGTCACAGTCAGGGTGTAGTAGGTCAGGGTAAGGGTCTTGGTGCGGCAATACTCCGCCTGCACCGTCTCCGTGGCCGCGCCGGTGCCGAGCGTGGCGGTGACGGTCCACTCTCCGTCGTGGGGCAGGGCCGCAGAAAAGCTGCCGTCCGCCGCCTCGCCGCTCACGCTTTTCTCGCCGTCCGAGAGGACGATGGAGCTGCCCGCCTCCGTCTGCACCACCACCCGGGGCAGCACGATGCTGCCTACAGCCGCAGCGTCCGCCGCCGCGCCGGAGATGGTGAGGGTCTTGTCGGTCTCGATTTTGATAGCGTTGATGCGGTCGCCGGTGGCTTTGGCGTCTGCGGGTGCGCCCTTGACTGTCAGGGTGGGGTCGGTGCTTACGATAGCCGCTGCATTGTCCGCATACTGCTTCGCCGCAGCTTCACTCTTCGCCGCAGCGTCTTTACTTTTTTCCGAAGAGGTTGCGGCTAATTCAGCAGCGTCTTTTGCGGTTGACGCAACGGTTGCGGCGGCTTCTGCCTTTTCCTTTGCAATGTCAGCCCCTGCAACATCACTCAGAGTGTTGAGGGTGTCGGCGTTCATTGGAGTTCCCTCGACAACAGGTTCATCATTACGAATCAAAGTGATGATTTCTGATGTGCCATCAGATTTCATCATAGTCCAACGCCCGGGATATTTTGCTTTTCGGTCAACAAAATGCATAATAGGGTTCACCTCCGCATATTGTATCTGAACAATAAAGTAAATGGTCCTTTGCCATCGCTTCAATGTCAGACAAAACTTTTTCTATTTGGTTGATAACCGCAAAATGATAACTCAGCGTCTCGGGAACTCCCGGGGTAGAACTTTTGCCGCTGCATTTGGAACGAATGGCTTTCACATTATCAATCCACCGAGTGGCATCCGCAATGGTCAGATAATCATTGATTGTCCAACCAGCTTCCACAGGCACGGTTAAACCGATTGTTCCTGAAAAAATAAGCTTGCTGTCGTCGCCGTAATAAGCGCTTCCATTTGTAATGTTGACGTAGTCGTTTGCGACGACCCATGAGGGCTCGACAGAGGGCGGGTAGAAGTTGTTGGAGGCGGCGAAATAGAGCTGGTATTCGACGCCCTTTTCCAGCGCGAAATCGCCCATATCCAACACCACGTCGTTGTAGCCGCGGATAATGTCGATGAACTTATCCACTAGGGCGGTCGTGGAGCCGTACTTGCGCAGGACGGTGCGCATCGTACCCGGCACATAGCCCTTGACGCGGAATTCCAGCGAGCGGAGCCGCAGGCCCGCTTTCTTGGCCGTCAGCGGCATAAAGAACTCGTACTTGGCGGGATAAGTGTCCCATGCAGGAATGTCGCCGCTTTCATTTTTCGCAGTAATAACTTGAATGTTTTGCTGTACAATCCTTGCAGAATAAGGTGCGCCAACGATTTCAGCAAGTTCTTTGATTCCGTTTTCAATGCGGTTGTAATCGGTGTAGCTGAGCGCACCTTTCATGCCAGAAACCCATTCTTGCTGCTCCTCTTCTGTCCATGTACCGGTTCTGGCTTTGGCTGTTAGCTCTTTTACACGGTCAATATCTGCCTGTGTGCGGTCTGTAATCCACGTTGCCATACTTCACCTCTTAAAAAATCAGTTTGCCGTCAGCGTCAATAGCAAGAGACTTTGGGACGGTAAATGCAGGGTGAACAACATTATCGTACTTACGAGGGGTTTCATCATTGGTGGCGTAGGAAATTGTCTCTGCATTGGTATTCACTTGTAACGTAGAATCATACACGGCGTATGCATTTACAAGTTTGCTGACCAACAGAGGCCGCCAGTACTTGTTGGCGCTTGAACTTGTGCCAGCAATATCACGAAGCATCTGAAGCGAGTACAGGTAAGGAGTTCTCGTCCAAATGGAACGCCCTCTCTCAGAACCTTCTATGTCGGAGGCAAGCATCGTTTTCAGGATTCCAGATGCATTTTGCAGGGGAGTGCCCTCGTTGTGCTTATAGCTCGGGCTGCTAGTTGTCCAATTCGGAGCATCAGAGCCTTCCGTGTCGTATCCAAACTCGTGGTGAGAAAGCAGAAAAATGCTTTTTGCCATCGTAGTCACTTTGCTACTGCCAGAATTGCAATAAGAGTCAGAAAAACCGGGAGTATAATAGATAGTCGTCTTGTCGATAGCTTGCTTCTGGGCGGAGCTGAACGAGTTGAAGTACTCTCCGTTGAGCCAGCTGTTTACGCTGCTGCTGGCGTAAGTAGACCATGTAGAGCTCCAAGCCATGATAGCCGCGTAGTGTTTTCGAACCAGAAGAGTTCGCCCGGCTCCATTCAGCTCGCTTTCGTAGTCATGCTTTGCAACGATGAACTCGGCCACGCTACTACCTTCATCCATAAGGACGGTGCCGCCCTCTGCAACATCAAACAGATTGTACGACGCCGTAGCGAAGGAACATTCTGCGGAGACGCCGCCTGCTGAAGCTGTGACAACAGCCTTGCCCGGAGAATTCCACTTGACTTGGCAGGTGGATTTTCCTTCTGCATTCGTCAGAACGTGAAGGGAGACGATTCCTTCGGGAGAAGCTGCCCAGTTGATTTTAGGAGAGTCGATAGAAGCAGGGGAGAGGGTGGCAGACAAAATAACGGACTCGCCCCAATCGAGCTGTTCGCTGGTATGGTCAAGAGACATAGCCTGAGCATCTGCCATCATGTACCCCTCTACAGTACCTTTGAAACACCCATTGAAAGTGTACTTTACATTGGTCGCCAGCAAGACAGCATCGTAATTGAACTGATGGTGAATCTTTACCATATCAAGGGCGTCAATAGTAGGGCTTGCCCGATATGTGAGAGAAGCCTTGCGGCGGTTGGAAAGTACTCCATAAGACTCTGTAAGGGCATTCCTGGATTTTGCAAGGATGTCCTTTGTGAGCATAACATTGCTCAAGGTCTGGCTGACGCCTTTGCCCGAAGGGCTTTCGGGATAAGCGTAGGTAACGCCACCTGCGGTAGTCACCACGTTGAGCATATTTTGAGCAAAGGTGATTTCCGGCCAAGAATAATTGTTCAGTACTGGAATGTCCAACACGGGATTGGAGGTATCGGCTCCGTAGACTCTGTTAATTTTTATCACGCCATCACGAGTCTGGTACAAAGCCATTCCAGCAGCGTTTGCCGCAAGCTGCAAAATATCGGAATTGTGATAAGTAGACTCATCGCTTGTAATGTCGGTGGAGTAATCTTTCAGTTCATCCGAAATATCGAAGGTAATTTCATCCGCTTCCAACAGCTCCAAGGCATCGTAGCACATCTCATAGAGCGTGCCGTATTTTCTTCCGGTGTACTTCGTGCTGGATAGATACAGGAAAGCGTCTCGCGCCTGAAAGGACGCCTCAATACTGTTGGCAGGGACGCTCCACTCCGACAGGAAGAACATTCCTCCGCTCACCCATTCAGTCTTTCCGTCAACATCCATTCCATAACGAACGGTGACAGGCTGGCGCTCATAGATGTACTTGTAAATCCCTTGAGGGTTTACGGAGTCCCACGTGCGGTCACTGTTGTCTAAACTAAAGGAAATCGACTCCTGAGAAAGCTGCCCGGAGATAGGGTCTCTTGCAGAAGAATGGCTGTAGGACAAGATTTTGGTCTTGTCAAACACCAGATACCTTCCGATTTTCACTTGCTCGACCCTTACTCGGCGGTCGGGAAGGCACCACTTCAGCACCTCTAGCTCTACAGCATCAAACACGGAAAGTTCTACTTCAACGTCAGAACGAATGGATTTGTTTCCGTTCACAGTCACGGTTTTCAGCTTTTTGGCCCCAAGATATGCGCTGACCGAAAAATCTGTAGCGTATTCGTTAAACGCTGTAGACCAGCAAATTGAAACACCGGGAATCGAAGATTTGTTTTCACTCGGAAGCTCAAGCCGAATAACAGGGTGACTTGAATCGTCAAAAATCTCGGCGCTCAAAAAACCAGTAGTTCCATACGGAGGAGAAGAAGGAACGATGCTACAGCTTCCATCAAGAACAGTGAGATTGGGCTCTCCCGTGGAATACCTTGAAATGGAAGCGTTATCGGAAAGTGCAATATTGTGAAAGGTGGAGAACGGGGCTGCCGATGACGTGACGATGGTAGCTTTTTTATTGATGCCAGGCTCAGTGATTCCGCAGGTAATCTCTACAAAAGATTCTGGAACAAGGGTTTCATTAAATTTTTCTTTCCACTTATCGGAGACTTCAACCATGTGTCATACCTCCACGAGAGAAAGTTTGCACCCTGTCCACCCCATCACGCCACCGGTTTTCGGTCCTCTACGCCACATGCCGCCGGTGCGGTCCGAAACATACATCTGGCGCGTGGTATAACCGGCTGTGGCTTGGTTATAGAATTTAACAGTGCAGTAAAAATTCGTGGTGAAAAGGCTTAAGATGTCGGCCCACTGCCGCGCGGTAAGGTAGTTCCATGACATGGAGACCTTTGCCACATCATGCCGCACGACAGCGCCAACAACTTTACCCTGAACATTTCGCCCAGAGTCCACGATCGTGCTGGTAGTTCCCTCCTAAGAGGATGGTTCCGGCAGCTCTACGCCATTCACCGTAACCAGGGCAGGAATATTGGCCATCTGAACCATCCTTTCTTAGTAAGAGTAAACTTCAGTACCCATAATGGACATGCCACGTTCTTTCTGCGTTTTTTCAACGGAAGCAGTGAGCTGCTTGCCATCAAGGTAAACTTTCACGTCCCTGCCATCAGAAATTTCTTCTCCGTAGCGCTGCCATATATCGAGGAATGCATTGTAGCAGCCATTGTACACAGCATCCCTCATCTCTTCGGAGTTTCCACTTGCGGCAGAATAGGTGCCACTATACAAACCAGACCCATAGGTAGAATCATAACTGGATGTGCCAGCATACTGAGAGCTGTCGCTATAGTTAGAACGGCTGATACTGCCAATAATGCCTGCGATAGCAGCGGCGATCGCCAAGCCACCGGCAACCATTGCAAAGCCGGTAGGAATGCCAAGCACGGACAACGTGCCACCGATTGCTTCCAGCATGGCGGCAAAAGCACCGCCAATCGTAGTAATCAAGCCAGCTACACCAGCAAGCATCTTCGGGAACTGGCTCAGTAAGCCACCAGACAAGCCTTTACTGATTGCAAGCGCTGCGGTCGAGAGCGGAGTCTTCGATTTAGTAAACACGCTGGTAATGTTCTCGACCATCTTTGCCGTATTTTGTGTGGCAGCGCCAAAATTCTGAGTCAGTGCGCTCACCAGATTTTTGCCAATGGTAGCGGCTGTATTCAGCAGGGAAGAAGCTTGGCTTTTCAATTCTTTGCTCAGTCTGCCAAGCAAATCGCTTGCAACGGACTTGACGTGTTTACGCTGCTCATCGCCCATAGCTCCCCAGATGGAAGCAGCAATAGTAGTGCCGACCGTTTTCCAGTCGCCACTCTGCGCAGCCTGAATGAAGGTCTGCACTGTGCCGAAGAAGTTGGTCTTGAGGTTGTTATCGAGTTCGGCCCACTTAGAGTCTAGCCCGGAAATGATGTCGTTGACGTAGCTTGTGCCGCAGTCAATGCCATAGTTCGCCATCTCTTCGCCCTTGAGCTTGGTGGCGTCTACGAGTTTATTCATAGCATCGTTGACATAACCGAGGGAGCCAGTGATGCCGTTTGCAAGGCCTTGAACGACATAAACACCGATTTGGTGAAACACTTGCGAAGGAGAATGAATTTCAAGCGCATCTTTGAAGCCATTGACAAAACCATCAGTGAAGCTCTTAATACCATTTGTAACGGTACTCCATGCATCTTTTAGGCCGTTGATTAGGCCGTCCCAGATGAATTTGCCAAGTTTTCTTAATTCGTCAGGAAGCTTTTTGAACTCACCGACAATAGACGAAACGATTTTGGGAATTTCAATAACAACGAAAGCCACCATACGCTCCCGCCATTTAGAAATAACGTCAAGAGCTTTGAGAATTGCAGTCCAAATATTCCCCGGCAGTTCTTCAAAAAACTTAACAACAGACGAAACGATTTTTGGAACTTCGGTTGTTACAGTAACGACCATGTTTCCGACCCACTCCCCGATTTTGCCGACAGCAAAGCCAAGGGCATAGCCGATTTTTTCAGGAAGAGAGCTGAACCACTCGCCAATGCTACTTACGATGTTCCCAACCTTTTCAGGCAGAGAAGTCATAAAGTCAATAACAGCGTTCCACTTAGTGACAATGATTTGTTTGATGGCATCGATACGCTGTTCGAAAACAGTTTCGACATAATGCATTTTAATGTCGGCTTCTGCGGCAGCATCTGTTTTTTCGCCACTCTCTTTAGCGCCCCATTTAATACCAGCCCAGTGAAGAACAAGGCCAATACCGACACCAGCAGCGGCAACGGCTCCAGCAACAGGAAGGCTTGCACCAACAAGCAATGCAACGCCAGCGCCAGCAACGCCACCAAAAATTCCCATCAAAGCAGTGATGATGGTGTCAAGAACGGGAAATTCTTTCAGCTTTTCACCAAGCGAGAATGTAATTCCCGCAAAGGTAATAAGACCTGCAAGACCGATAGAAAGCGTTGCGGCTGTACCAGCGGCTGCTCCAAGATTGGTGAGCAGTGTGATACCAGTAATAGAACCGAATGCCGTTGTTAAAGCAGCCTGAATCCATGTGCTTGCATCGCCAAGATTGGCTTCGCCGGTGCCAAGCGCATAAGTAAGGCCTGCAAGGCTTGCCACAAAAGCGATGCCCATGCCAAGCGTAACACCATCTGCGCCCATTGTGCGCCAAAGAACAAAAGAGCCAAACGCAGCAGACACCACTTCGCCTAAAAGCTCAAGAGGATTTCCACTAGATGCGTAGCCTTTTGCAAAACTGAATACTAACGATGCTTCGACAACAACTGTTGCAATCGAAAGAGCCAACTTTTGCAAATCCGTCATTTTAGAAATTGCTGTTGCAATGTCCGTCAAGAAATTGGTGATTTTCCACAATGCGAATGCAGCAGAAATAGCGCCAATAACCGGCAGCATATCTTTGATTTTCTGCTTTATAGCGTCAATCTGCTTTGCAAACTCTTCATTGTACTGCTTGAACATATCGTAGCCGGACAGGTCTACATCGCCCAAGATGTTGCCAGCAGATGCGCCGCTGCCAGAGCCAGAGCTTCCCTGTGTGGGGTCAATGATGTTCAATTCATCAAAGCCCATCGTGTAGTCCTTGAGGGCTTTGGCGGCTTTCTTTGTCGAATCGGCTGTATTATCCATTGCGTCGCCGATACCGCCAACACTGTCAGCGCTCTTGGTGAAATCAGTGAACACGACCTTCACACCCATCAGCTTTGCCACCCATTCAACGAACTCTCGAATGAGCTGCACGGCGGCAATCAGCGGAGGAAGAATGGATTTCATGGCAGGGTAGAGCAGAGAACCAACAGACTTTGCCAACATATCAAGTTGAGCTTTCAGAATCTTAATCTGGTTCGCAGGGCTTTGGATGGTCTGCGCAAGATTACCCTGCACGTTGGCAGTCTGCTTCATAATGGCAATGTAACGCAGAACCGCCTTATCTGCCTGAGACAGACTAGAAACCTGTTTGTTAAAGCCTAAAGCAAGAAGCTCCTGCTGTAACCGTGCTTGAGACAAGTCAACGCCCAAACGGCGAATAGGCTCAATCTCGCCAGAGATTGCGGAAGACATTGCGGTAAAGGTTTCTGCAACGTCCTTGTTCCAATAGGAACCTTCGTCATAGGCAAGCTGAGTCAGGTTCTTAGACAGAACGTAAGCTTTGTCGCTGGCCAAACCAAACGAAGTACCAAGGCTCTGAATAGTAGCCATGTAGGTCATCGCTTTGGTCGGGTCAACTCCAAGCAGGCCTTGCATCTTGCTAATGAGCGTATCTGCTTCACCGCTCAAATTGCCCATAGCATTATGAAACAGGTCTGTCGCTTCGTAAAAGTCATTGAATTTCGCAACAGCTTTGCCAAGATACTCAGCAATAGCTTTCAGCGAAACCAGCTTTTTCGCAGACAGCATGAAACCATTCAGCTGGTTAGACAGGCTGAGATAGCTTTTTTTCTGTCGTTCGTTGGCAGCAGTCACACGGTTTGCCTGTGTGACCACCTTGCTCAACTGCGGCGGCAGCTTTGCAAAAGCGTTGCCAACCTTGTCAAGCTGAGATGCAAGGGGAGTAAGGGCAGCAGAAATCTTCTGACAAGAGCTTGCAAAAGAATCAAGGTCTGTTGCTTTCAGCTTGTCGGTCAGGTCAGGGATTTTCCCAATGGCATTGACAGCACTGCCGATTGCTTTTAAGCCGGAAGCATCCAGAATGGACAGGGGAGCCATTGCGTTTGTCAGTTCAGTAATGCTACCGGACATGGAGTAGAAATCCACGCCATTCAAGCCGGACACGGCGGCAGGAATTTTCTTGATGGCGTTGACAACGCCGTTAATGCTTTTTACGCTGCCGGAAAAGTTTGCGTTGCCGATGCCATTCAGAAAATTCGTGATGTTGTCCAGCCCAGACAAGCCGGTGGATGCCTGTTTCAACGCAGAAATGGAAGCGGACAGCTTATCAAGGCTGTTGACAACCTTCGTCACATTGCCCTTTGTCCGCAAATTAGAAATGGCGGTAGCGAGCTTGTCGATATTAAGCTCTGCGCCCTGCGATTCCGCAGAAATTTCTACGGATAAGCTCGTAATATCAACATCAGCCATCACTACCACCATCACTTTCCATCATAGAGAACATCATTCTCTTGATTCGCTCCTGCGCCTCAACTGCGCGTTGGTATTCATACTCGTCTTTCTCCTTTTGGGTAAGGGGAATCGGTCTATCCATGTACTTGATGGGCTTAGACCCTTTCTTTCGGAACATATTTCCAACCGTAGAGGAAAGCGCAGATGCCATGTAAAAACCGTTTCTCCATGCTTCTGCATTGGCTCTGCGTTCTCGCAGTTCCTCTGCGTCACGGTATACCTTAGCCAGCCAGACATCACCGTGCCAGAACTGCTCGTAGGTCATGCCGATGGAGATGTAATAGGCTTCTACATCGTGGAACAGCTTGGAGAAGGAGAACGGCTCTCCCTCTCCGTCTGGTTCCTGAGATTGTGCGGTTACACAATCTCCCACGTTGCGTTTTTTGCGGTCTTGTCCTCGGTGTCAGTTGCCAGCAGAGACTTAGAAGCGTCCATGAACATCTCAAGCAGAACGCCCATCAGGTCTTCCTTATCCTCGATGTGCTGGAACATCTCGTCCACGACCTTACGCTTGATGCCACGATTCCGGGCGATAAACGCGCCGTAGAACAGGGCGCGGGAATTGGACAGCAGGTTGGTCATCTGGGTGTACTGGCCAATCTGAAAGCCAGCACGTTCGGTAGCTTCCACGCTGTCACGGGTGAAAGTCAGCTCATAAGTGTTCTTGCCATCAGGGGAATGAAAGTTGATAACCTTTGCAGCCATAATAAATGCTCTCCTTTATAAATAGGAGCAGAACCAAATCCGTTGTTCAGTTCTGCCCGGTTTGATTGATTCGATTTTTGCGGTTTAGCCGCCGTTGATGGTCAGCGCCTTAACGAACTTCGGCTTGGTGTGGAAAATGCAGTTGATGGTCATTTCCACAACCTCATCCACGCCAAAGCCGGACAGACCAACCTGATGCATACCCTGCCAAGTGAAGCCGGAGCCGTCCTGCATCTTAATTGCATAGTACTTGTCGGGGTTCTCTTCGGCAGATTCATCGTAGCCAGCTTTCTGAACCGATTCGTAATCTTCCTTGTTGTAGTTTGCGGTAAACGCCTTAATATCGGACTGGTTAATACCAAAAATCTGCTTCTGCATCGGATCAGACAGGGTGGTGGCATCCAGAAGGTTCGGATCGGAAATCATATCCGGGACATCCTTGATGTCACACAACTTCGTCAATGCAGACTCGGTAGCACCACAATACAGGGTGGTATTCAGACCGGAGATAGCAGTACTCATAGAATGTTTACCTCCTTAGTTTCGGTAAATCATTCCGTCCTCTCCGATTGTTGCCCCATAGCTGCAATCAATCCGATAGACGGAATTGTTATACAGCCCATTCAACGGGGCAAACGATTTGCGATAAAATTTCAGCGGTTCAAGAACAGAATCCACAATTCCAACAATGGAACGTGCTTCTGCAATGCGCCCGGTGTTCTTGTTAGAGTAGACACGCACACGCAGGGAAACGGCAGCGTACTTGCTGTGACCGGCAGAATCAATGTGCACAGGAAGATTGCTGTTTTCCTCTATCTGCACACACGGAAATTTCTTGACGTTGCTGTCATTGATTTCACCAGTAACGAAGATGCCGGGAACTTGCTTTCGCAGTTCCTTAGCAACAACCGTGAAGATAGAATTGAAATAATCAATCAACTATTCCAAACCTCCCTCCACGTTGCTTCGACTTGAGAAGCCATTTCCTCAACAGCTCCCCACATAGCCATAGCTGGCTCGTTGCCGCTGGTGTAATTCAACTGGCCTTTACCATCCACCTGTTTGACAGGCGTGCCAGCATTGCCGGATTCTCCGTAGTAGTACCATCTGCGGTTTGCGCCTTGCCCTTTGCCGTAGGAGCCATGCGCACCAACACCGGGCGGTAGTTCGCCGCCATATCCGTTGTGATGTGCGCCAGTGCCAAACTCGATAAAGGCGACCGCTTTGCCTTCTGCAACGATGGTGCAAGTCTTGTCTTTTTGGTTAATATGGCATTTCACGTCATTTGAGCCAGCGTATTCCGCATTAGCGAAACGCACCTTTGCGACTTCAAGCCCCAGCCACGAAAGGCGAAAAGCAAACGCTCTAGCTTTCTTGTTCAGGGTGGTCTTGTACTCCTGTATCTGACGTTCCGCATCACGGAGTCCGGCATCGCTCAACCTCACTTTAATTTTCACTTGCAGCCACCTCTTTTAGCGCATACAACGTGTCTGTAATATGCTCTGCGACTTTGACCACAGTGTAATTGAAGGGCTTTGAAATGTCCGTCTGAAACCAGACGTGTGTACCTTCATAAAGCGGTGTGTTGCGCTTTTTGCTGGACGAGCTGACAACGTAGCTATAATCCGTAAATGCTCCAAAAGGGCTTGCTTCCGCAGAACCAGTAGGCGGGCTGACATTCAGCATCAGCTTTGCGGGGTCGCTCCACGTCTGCGATGTTTCGCCGGTTTCGTTTCCCCACTCGTCCACAACAGGCGTTTTCTCGCCAACAGGGTTTGAATACCACAGCGGGCGTTTATCCAGCGGGCTTCCATTGAACATCAGCCGATAACACCTACTCTCGGAACTACTTCATTCAACAGGGACTGCGCCACATCGGAACTTTCCCACACACGAGTAATGCCGTTGTTGGTATAGCTCGTCTGCCCGTTTGCGCCGATGTGGTTGTACAGTTCCGCTGCAATGCGTATCTGCAACGACTGATATTGCAAGGGCAACTCGTCCGGTCTGTTGCCGAAGGGGTAGCCCTGCGCAAATATCTTGTCTTTGGCGAAATCAAGCAGCAGGTCGAAGAGTGGGTAGTCCTCGTCCGTGATTTCACGGTCAAGTGCAGGAGCGATGTACTGCCCCAGCTTGACTGCCGCTTCGGAATACTGGTCTCCCATGCTGCTTTCCTCCTTTCGCCTTAGTAAGCCTTGATGCAGTACACAGCGTCCATGCGCTCAAAGGACGGCAGGACGATTTCAGAAGCATAGACGTTGGCGTTGACCGGGTGAACGGTCAGCTCAGTGGTGATGGCAACGCCAGTGTTCACGATGGACACGGATGCACCAGACTGACCGGACAGCAGGTCGGCTTCCTCAGGAGTAGTGCCGTACCAAGTGCTGCCCAGAGCGCCAGAAGGAGCAACCACCACCATGCCATCGGGCAGATACTTCTCGCTTGCGCTGTACTGGTCTGCCTTGAACATCTTGTCGTACAGATGGATGGTCAGACCGGTTGCAGATTCGACAATCTGCCGTGCTTCGGCATCCAGCAGAACGGCGTTTGCCTTTGCGGTGACAGTCATAAACCGATTCTTCACCTCGTCCGCAGCAATCATGTTGCGGAAGGTGGCGGTGTTCATGTACACCTCAGTCACAACCTCGCCAACGCTTGCCAGAACAGCATCCTTTGCAGCGTTCAGGTCAGCAATGGGGGTGGCGGTGGCGACGTTCCACTTGGACTTTGCGACAGAGACTTCCTTGTAGTTGGTGGACTTCCAAGTGCCGTCCGGGTCGTAGTTGTAGGTGTAGTTCACGCCGTTTGCCTTGATGGTGATGCCCGGAACGCCATTGGCGGGAGCCAGCAGCTGCCAGATCATGCGCTCAGGAACGATACGAGCGCCAGTGATAAGCTGTGCGGTGTCATCGTACAGACGGTTCATCACATCACGGGCATAGGGGTCGTTGCTGTCCAGAACACGCAGGATTTCCTGACGGTCTTTCTCGCCCAGATGGTAGCCCTCGCGGAAGAACGGCATCTCGGTCTCATCGAACTTGAAGCCCTCACGGGTGCGGAACGTAGCCTTTGCGTCAAATGCGCTGGGCATCAGGGAAACGCCAACGCCCTTGTGACCACGCAGCCACTTCAGGTCGAGACCGGCCTTCTTCTTGGCGGGAAACAGTGCATCAGATGCAAAGGGCATCGCGTTGGTAGGGTCATTCGTCCAATAGGCGGCAATCGCAGCCGGGGCAAAGACTTCCTTAAGATTCAGTGCCATGTTGTTTTACCTCCTATTAAGCGTTCACGCTGATGTTGTCACGGCAGAAGATGCCAGGAATGGCAGTCTTGAGCGCAGTAACCGCATCAGAATCATAGGTGAAGCCAGAGCTTGCGGCAGCCTTTTTGGTGTCGATAACGCCACGAATCAGCAGGGAAGCATTGGAGTTCTCTGCCGGGTCAACGTCATACAACAGAATGCCGTCTGCGGTGGCAGAAGTTGCCTTCTTGCCAGCCAGCGTCATGGGATAGCCAGCCTTAACCGCAGCAGCTTCGGTCACGGTAAAGGGGATGGCGGTGTAGTCATTGGAAGCAAGGATGGTATCGTTGATTCCGTTGACCGTGTTTCGGGTAAACTTCATGTTTTCCTCCTTGTTAATGGAAAGCACTCATTGCGTCACTCGATGCCTTAGAAGCATTTGCGTTCTGCTGTGCAAGGCTCTTAGCAAACGCCACGCCCTCACTGTCAGAACCGCCCTTGCCATCCGCACCCGGAGGTGTGGGCATATCCTTCAGCAGAGAAGCCTTGTAAGCGGTGTCGTGGGCGGTCATAAATTCCGACTGGAACTTAAACACCTTGTCCATGTCACCGTCAGCCAGTGCAGACGCAGCCTTGTTGGCAAGTTCAGCGTCATAACCCTGTGAAACGAACTTCTCACGGTAAGATGCAAGGGTCTTTTCCTTGACGAGGTTTTCCTTGTCGGCAGTCAAGGCTTCAATCTGCTTCTGCATCTCTGCCAGCTTGTCAGCCTGTTCCTGTGCAGCATTCTCGTCATCGGTGCGCTTTGCCTTGAGCTGCTTCTTGTACTCAGCAGCTTCGCCATTGGCTTTTGTCACGGCGTTGCGCAGCTTCTCGACCTCTGCGCTAGGGTCTGCAACTTTTTCAAGCGCAGAAATGATTTCATCGGCGGTCATGCCCTCTTTGTAGGCATCACCAAGTAACGCTTTGTAGTTCATATCGTTAATTTCCTCCTGCGTTTTTTTACCGTTGCTTCCCTGCAACGCTGCGAAATTTGTATCCCGGCTTCCCTGCCGTATTTATAGCAAAGGATTATTCACCCTCTGTTTCTTTATTGGTATCGGTAGACTGTTTGTCTGCCATGTTCTCGGCATTTGTGTCGGCAACATCCTGTTTAGGCTGTTCCTGTGGCTTCGGTGCTTTCCCATCCTTACCCAGCTTGCCAGCGGCAATCAGGAAAGGCTTGCTCATTTCGTAAGCAGCCTGCGGGTCAGGGAACAGACCGGGCGTAGTGAACGCCAACTGCGGGTCAATTGGCTGCTGAATCATCTGCGCAAAAATCTGAACCTTGCTCTGCTGGTTGTCATACTGGCGGCGGGGCAGCTTGATGTTGATGTCACTTGCCATCAGCTTAGAACCAGCCGTATCACGCAAAATTTTGAGCATCACAGACAAGCTCTGGCGTTCAGCATACTTGAACATATTCTCGTACTGCTGCGCCCTTGCTTCTGTGTGATTCCAGCCGTTACGGACGATAACTGCGCCTACGTTGTCAGACGTTGCGTTCTCGCTGCCAGTGGCACTGGGCATGGCAGTCAGGCTGCGATACACGTTCAACATGGAATCAAGCAGGGTCTGGCTCTGTTGCTGGTCAAGCTCGTTTGCAATCTGTGAGACAGATGCGGGCAGACCAGAGGTAGATTTCAGGCACATTGCGCCAAGCTCTTTTACTTGGTCGAGAGCATCCTTGTCCACAAGGCAGTTTGTGAACACCATGATGGACTGGATGAACTGCGCCACACCGTCCAAACGGTTGCTTTCAAGGTCGTTGATGGCATCCAACACAGGGATAGCCGGTTCAAACAGACCCATCCGCTCCGGGTTCAGCTTGTATTCGACCATCGGCAGCATTCCCAAAGAATGATTCTCCGATTTTGTGACGTTGCCGTTGTCGATTTCAAAGTACTGGTTTGGCGTGTACACACAAATCAGGTCGTTTAGGTCATTCTGATAATTGCGCGGGATGTGCAACACGTTGGCGATAGGCTTATGCCCGATGCCGGAGTTGTAAATCACATACGCCATGTCGGGGTCTGGAACATCCACCAGCAGGGGCGTTTCGTCCGGGTAGTTGCCGTTGTACCCCTTGTCAGGAAGAACAATGCGGTATCCCTGCCCGCACTCCAACATCCATTGCCAGAGCCGCCGATCAAGCGCATCCTTGCCCTCATACTGCAAGGCGTTGGACAGCCGAGCGATTTCCTCTCCGTCACCCGTTGCCGTTTCAGACCGCACATAAGAGCAGGGAGTGCCGCTCATGTAGCCTGTGTAAAAGCCCACGCACTCGTTGGCGTGGTTCTCTACAATGCGGTTGGTGATTTCAGCGTGGTATTCCTTCGTGCGAAGGAGGACGGGCTGACTTCCCAAGTAGTAGTTGTGCAAGAAGCGAATCTCATTCTTGTTCAGCAGATGAATAGGCTCTGCCTTGCCCATGACAACTTTCAGCACATTCTCCCGATTGATTTCCGTCTCCGGCGTTTCAATCGGTCTGCGTCCGGTTAGCGGCTCATTCAGAAAGCCGCCAACGACCATCTGATACTCAGCCATGCGTTCCTCCTTTCAGGCAAAATAAAAAGCGCAGCAAGACAAACCTGTTAAGGTCTATCTCACTGCGCTTACAACTGCGCTTCAAAAGCTATTCAGTTCTTGAACTTCGGCACGGAGACCCACGTTTCTTTTGGAAGATTGGAATCTCCAATTGTAATCCAATGGCAAAGAGGGCACAGAAGGGAGAACTTACCTTCCACTTCGCCAAGATAACGTCCGCAATCACACGGATTGCCGTTTGCGTCTTTCCGAGGACGCTTGCATCGTACTTTTGCTACCATCTGTGCTCCTTTCGTTGGATTTCTGGAAACAGGCTGTTTGGCACAGACCCGTCAGAAGCCACCGGGAAACTATTCGCACTTCCGGTCGTGCTATTCTCCGCCCGGAGAAAGCCATTGCAGCCTTTACATTCAGTTGTCGGACAGACGTAAACGGGTCGGCTGCAATTTTGGTGCTACATAATGGATTTGAACCAATGTATGCTCGGATATGAGCCGAGTGCTCTAACCATACTAAGCTAATGTAGCATAAAAACCCGGCTTGATTGGTTAACCGCCGCTCTTTGCAATGTCATGTCTAAACATCACATTGAGAGCCGGGAATAGCGGTGGAGGTTTTGGAGAATAAGTCCATGCAAAGCTAGGTAGTTGGTTGTGCTGCGTAACGGAATCGAACCGTTGCTTGCCAGCCATGGGGGGAGACAGGCTGGCATTCCCCAAACAATTGGAAACGCAACATATAAAGTCCGGTGAAGGTGAAAGAGTGAGAAAACCTCCACCGGCGAAAGGAGGAATATGCTTGTTGACACGCACGCGAGTAAAATGACAAACCCCGCGTGCAAGCTATTCCTTTAAGGGAAGCTACAAAACTTCCTGCGTACATTATAAGCCTTGTCAAGTAGTGAAATCAAATAAATAGACCCAGCGAACACAATATATTGTGTTTTTAATCAAAATGGCCTCTTGACAGGCTCAATTTTACTGATTCCGTTGTAAAGTTCATCGGCAAGCTGTGCCAGACTGTCCGGTGCATCATCGTGCGGAACTTTGCCAAGCTGCGTGAACATCGTCACCTGCTCCATGAACGCCTTGTACTCTTTCGACTGGTGTTTCTCGTCAAGGAAGTAGAATCGTTTGATGTCCGGCGCATACTGAATAATTCTGGACAGCTTGCTTTGACCGCTGGGCGCACGTTGGCTGCGAACAGAGCAGTGATAACCCTGCTGCCGGAGCTGGCTGTCAACAACGTCACAGTATTCATCGCCACCGTTGTTGGCTTCGCCACGCACCACATTGATTTTGTGCTGGATGATTTTGCCCACGACTTCCGGTCTGGTCACGGTCTTGTCTCCGTTATTGAACACAAGGTCAGGGATGAACACGGCATCGCCGTACACATAAGCGATAGGACAGGCGGTAAAGTCACCGCCGCCCCATGCAATATCCATGACCATGAGCTTGCGATCAGGCTCTCCATCAGGCAGAACGCCGTTGAAATACCGCAGTTCATCGGCAGGGAACAGCAGACCTTCACGCACATAGGGTTTGCCCATGTACTTTGCCCACCATGTTGCATCGTCAATGCTGGCTTTCATGTCTGCATAGTAGGCATCGTCAAATCCCACGCCGTAGTCATAATTGAAGTTGCTGTGTCCGCTCTCGTCTACCGCAGGAATCACCCGAAATCTGTACTTTGGGTTGTCTGCATACTGGTTCTGGATGCGTCCAAGAGGGTCAAGCACGTTCCAGCGGGTGCCGACCATCAGCTCCAATGCGCCCTGCTTTTTACGGTCTTTCAGCTGGTTTAGGTAAGCATCGTACTTGTTGTTCAGACGCTCAACATTCAAGCTTTCTTCCAAGTCCTCGATCAAGTCATCGCTGTACAGAACGCCGCCCTCGCCGATTTCAACTGCGCCGGTCAGCGTACCGCCAATGGAGCGGCAAGTAAGGGTAGGAAAACGCTTTTTGCGGTTCAGGTCAACGCTTTCGTCCTTTGCGCTCTTGTCCACAAGCTGAACGTCAGGGAAGATTTTGCCCCAGTTGTAGGTCACAGGGTCGGTGATGATGGACAGGACTTCTCCATAGAAACCGTTGGTCAGCTTGTCAGAGTGTCCGCTCATAACCGATGCAACGTCAGGGCGGTTGCCCATAAGCCATGTGATGAAGAAAATGCACAGCGTACTCTTGCCTACGCGAGCCGGAAGACTGACCCCCAAGAAATCTATCCGCTTATAGAACAAGTCCTCTAGGTCGTCTGCCAGCACTTTTAGCACTCTGCGTCTGGGCTGATAGAACTTCTTCTCCGGCGCACGATTCCATTCAAGGTAGATGCAATAACTGTCAAACACGTCCTTTGCTTCAAACAGGTACGTCCGGCTGATAATATCATAGACCTTCGCCACGTCCTCGCCTGTTTTCATCTTCCCCATCATGGCCGCGCAGACAGAGCGCAGCTCACCAGAGTATTTGTAGGCATCGAACCGCTTGTCTTGCGGCAGCGCGTCTCTCAAATTCACGACCGCCTGAAACCAGTCCTCGTAGACCTGTGCTTCTGTCGGGCTCTGCTTTGCATACGCTTTGATGCTGTCGATGATGGCAATGCACTGTTTTGGCTGCATAAAAAAATAGGCACCCCCTACCTGAAAATGTAAAGAGTGCCTACAACTGCACAAAAATCAAATATTCGGTTTTATTCTCCAGCTTTGAAATTATAAATTGGCTTAATATGCTTTACAATATCAACAGCTGGAGAAATTGCGTTTATAATCTCCTGTGCTGGCTTATAAGCCATCGGGCATTCATCCAATGTAGATTCATCGGCTGACGTAGTATAAATACCATTCATCTGTTTTTGATATTCTTCAACACTGAACGCTTTTTTAGCCGCTGTTCTGCTATATAGCCTACCAGCGCCATGAGGAGCAGAGAAATTCCAATCAGGATTGCCCTTGCCAACACAGATAAGACTTCCGTCTCTCATATTAAGAGGAATGATTAGCTTCTCACCCTCTCTAGCGGATATAGAGCCTTTTCGGATAATATCATTCGATTCATCAATATAGTTATGAACGGTTTCAAAGAAAGACGCATGGGTCAGCATAGAATTGATTTCAACACCATCTAAAATAGTGTGCATAATTCTCGCTCGATTCATGCTCGCAAAAGCCTGACAAATCCGCATATCGTTAAGGTAAGAATCACGTTCTTTCCCTTCAAGATAGCAAAGCTCATTCGGAATATCGGGGAACTGAACATCCAGCTCTTTGATTTTTTTCGAAATTTCCTGTTCACGGCCTTGTTTTTTCAGTTCATCAATCAGGCGTTCCGTAGCTTTTTTTCTTTTGTTCTTTCCTTTGATATTAGAAATTGCTACGTTTTGATGATATTCTGCAACTTGTTTACCGAGATTCCTGCTTCCAGTATGGATAACAAGGTACTGGTTTTTTTCTTCATCTTCGTCCAGCTCGATAAAATGATTGCCACCACCCAAAGTACCCATGCTGCGAAGAATCCAGTCAACATTATGTAGGCTATCTTTGCAATCAAGCTGGCTAAGGAAAGAATCTGACATTTTCTGCGATTCGTGAACATTCATTCCAGCTGGAACTCGTTCTCTGATTACTTTATCCAACTTTTCCGGGTCGATATGTTCAATTCCGAGTTCAGCAACAAGCATTCCGCAGCCAATGTCAACGCCGACAATATTGGGAATGACCTTCTTGCCCAAGTTTGCCGTGAATCCGATGACGCATCCAGAGCCAGCATGAACATCTGGCATAATGCGAATCTTGCATCCGTCAACAAAGCTCTGATTGCAGAGCGTCAAAATCTGCTCAGATGCCTTATCTTCAATATTGTCCGTAAACACCTTTGCGGACGCATATTTTCCTTCAATCGTTTTCAACTTGTTCTCCTTTCTCATTCAGTTTTATTTTAGATTGCGAACAATTTCACTTGTTCTGTTCAGCAATCCGATACCATGTCTGGCGGGTCACACCAAGCTGTTTGGCGGCATCATCCTTTGTATAATGTTGGCTCACGTTTGCCATCACAACCAACTTTCATAATGTAATCAAGATATTGCTTTACCATCGTGCTATCTTCGCAAATGCTGGCATACATAGCAAGCTGGATATTCTGTCCTAAGTTTGATTCAGTTGGTTTAATGGTCAATCCTTCATTTTCAAAAATCAGAATGGAGTTTGCCAATTTGCATCCTTCAACAAAAGCAAACAGTTCTTCATATTTCACAAAATCAAAAATTGAACGCAGCTTTGTTGTTCCATCTTGAACAATCAAATTACCGCCATGAATATTTTCCAGCTTTTCAGTTAAATCCATCTTTTGTTTCTTACTCATATTGATGTTCCTCCAAAAGAATGGTATACTGTGGTTGCACCATTCTTTTTCCTGTTTTGGTTGGTTTGGTGTACTCTTAGCGGCGGCTTGTGGTTGGGCTGCCGCTATTTTTATTTGCGTATCTTTCGACACGCTCATACCAAGTGGATTTCCCGATGCCAAGCTGCTTGCAGCACTCTTTTACGGTAATTTTGCCTTTTTGCTGTTGCTCTAATAGGCTTTCAAACTGCTGCTCGTCAACTTGCTTTTCCTGTCTGCCAAAGCTACGGCCTGTTCTGGCCGACACTCTCTTGCCATCAACAATAGGCATGGCAGCTATGCCCTCTGCCTGACGTTGCTTTGTTTTTTTGCGTTCCTGTTCAGCTACTGCGCCCAAAACCTCAATAAGGATGTTGTTTACCATTTCCAGCACCCACGTCTGGTCTTGGAAGTCAATAAGCGTGGTCGGAATGTCGAGAATGCGAACAATCACGCCTTTTTCTTTGAACCATTGGAGTTCTCGCTTCATTTCGTCTTTGTCACGCCCGAATCGGTCAAATTCCTTGACGATGACTTCATCCCCAGCCTTGACAGTCTCTTTCAATCGTTTATACTGCGGACGGTCAAAGCTGCTACCTGTCATTTTATCACAAAATACATTCTCGTCCGGGATGTCGAACCGATCTCGTGCGATTTTAAGCTGTCTTGCAAGGCTTTGCTCCTTACTAGACACTCTAGCTAAGAAGTAACGCATTTTTTTCACCCATCACTTGATGTCAAACCCATTTTCGTCTTTTGTCTCACGAGGGACTACCATAATCTTGTATCCCATAACCCTTAGTGTTTCATCCAGCTTGTTGACACTAATGTTTTTGTGCCTTAGACGTTCATTCAAGGTTTTAAGCGGAATGTCAAGCATATCACTTAACTTCGCTTGGTTCAATTCCTTCAATTTCAAAATTTCCTTTATCGCTTCACTTGCCGTCATTTTTCTTCGCCATCCTTTCTTGATTCTATTATATCAAGATATTTCTGGATGTCAAGATATTTCTGGACTTTCTTTGCTTGCGCTTATATTATATATAAATATACTCTAGTATGTATTTATACATACTAGAGTAGTATAAGGATGTTTACTTAGTTAATCACAATCAGGTAGAAAATTTTCTATAATAAGGAGTAATTCTGCCAAACTTCATTTCCGTAAAACTTTGGGTCTTGACAAGCATATTTTCACGCTTTATACTTGTTCCAGTAAAAGCGAGGTGATAGGCTTGGCAAGACGAGCAGAAACCTCGGAACGTGATAAGCTGCGCATGATAAGCACCCGGCTCACAGAGAGCCAGATTGCAAGCATGGAAAGCAGCGCAAAGGCATTGGGCATCTCAAAGGTTGATGTTATCCGCATGGGTATCGAGTGGGTGGCATCCTACGTTGAGAACATCAAGGCATAAAAAAATAAGCTACCAGCGGAACTTTGGACGGCAACGCTAATAGCTTATCCACATCACGAAACGAGAACCTGCAACCACCAAGGGGGCAGTCTCCCTTTTCGGAATCTATTATACCAAAAAGGGCTGCTTTCCGCAAGAGTTAGGAGCAAAAAACATGAATTTTCCCACGACAACCGAAGAATTTCTGAAAACCCTCGCACACGGCAAAGAGCCGACCAGCGAGGACAGGGAGTACGCAGAAGCGCTGGGCAAGCTGTCCGAACTGAACTACCGGGCAGGGTACGAAGCGGGAGCAACCAATCAGAACGGAAAAATTTGATGCCAGCACTAGTGAACACAATATATGGGGTGTATTTTCTTGACATCCTAATATTTTGCGGTTACACTTATTGCACAGCAAAACGAAAGGGGGTGAATGTGTATGAGTAGTCCTTACGCAGAGCGTTACGGTCATACCGTTACCATCAGCGTGACGGAGCGGCAGTTTGCAAGCTTGCAGGAATACTGCATCAAGAACCGGGTGTCCATCTCTGCTGCGTTCCGTGAAGCGTTCTTTACGCTGCATCCAATGGATTCTACCAATGAAAACGAAAAATGATACGTCCGCTGAAGTTTGGCGACAGAAGCGAACGTATCATGTAAACCCTGAGAGAAGCATTCTCTCGCCGTTATTATAGCAGAAAATCGCTTCTCTCACAAGTGAAAAGGAGCTTTTTAATGCAACTTTCTTTGTCTGAGAACATCAAAATCTTCAACAACGCCGAATTTGGCAAAATTCGTGTCATGCTTATTGACGATGACCCTTGGTTTGTTGGCAAGGACATTGCCGCAGCACTTGGGTACGTCAACACGAAAGACGCTCTTGCAAAGCACGTTGACGAGCAAGATAAGCGTCAGGGAGATGGGGTAGCGTTTTGCGACCCCATGGGCAGAGAACAGCATCCGACCATCATTAACGAATCCGGCCTGTACAGTCTGATTTTCAGCAGCAAGCTGGAAAGCGCACAGCGGTTCAAGCACTGGGTCACTCACGAGGTTTTGCCGTCCATCCGCAAGCATGGAATGTACATGACCGACAACCTGTTGGAGACGGCTATTGCCAACCCAGACTTCGTAATCGGTCTGATTCAGAACATGAAGGCCGAAAAGGAAAAGAGCGCAGCATTACAGATGCAGAACAAGCAGCTCTGTGAGAAGAACGAGGAGATGCAGCCTAAGGCAGACTACTTTGACGACCTTGTGGCATGGAACGTGTCTACAAACTTCCGCTCTACCGCAAAGGAACTGCGTATTCCTGAACGCCTGTTCATCAAGATGCTTATTTCTGACGGATACATCTACCGTGACAAGAACAAGGGCATCCTGCCGAAAGCGGGCAAGGGTGACGGTCTGTTTGCGGTCAAGGAGTACTGCAACCAGAAGAACAAGCACGGTGGCGTACAGACCAGAGTAACGCCGAAAGGTCGTGAGACGTTCCGTCTGCTTTATGCAAGCATCCGTAGAAGCGTATAACAGCCAATAAGAAAAGCCAGTGGTTAGAGAACATCTAGCCGCTGGCTTTTTATTTACGGAACTATGAATCGGCAATCAGTGAATTTGTTTCCGTCAAAATCACCGACGAATGTAACGGTCTGGCCGGGAGAAAGCATAGAAATCTTGTCTTTTTCGTTTTCCGGGAATCCAGCCATATAAACGGTATAACCAATGCTGTGAGAAGTGACGAAGTTCACGCTGAGCATAACAGTGTACGGATTATCCAACTTAATCATTGCGTCTGATACACTGTTGACTTGATATGTCACCTTATATTGCTTGCCAGCGTATTTGTCTTTTGCCTTTACAGCGTTGTCCGCCGCCTGTTTTGCATAGTCATCCAAATCAAGCGTTGGAATATCATCATCCGGGTTATGCGAAGAAGCACTGGATGCCACCCGCTCACTGCTTGCAGGTTCAGAGCTTATAGGCTGTTCAGATTCGGATGCCGCTTTTTGAGATGCCGGAGTGCTACTTGCTGAGCTTTCGGAAACTTCCTCAATAGAGCTACCATCCAGTTCCGTTGCCGTAGACTTGGCGGAGGAAGATGTAACGCCGGAGCTTGCCGATTCATTATGTGATGGCTCTGGTGTTACAGCCAAACATATAACAAGAACTGCAAATGATGCAAAGAAAGCAATTAACATACGATTGTCTTTCTTATGCGTTGCTTTGTTGTAAAGACACAGCGCTCCAAACACAGGCGTTGCAACCAAAGCAATCATTCCAAATAAGGCGTACATTTTTGTAGATTCCTCCCTTTCAAGGCTTGTAAGGCAAGTATAGCACAGAATGTAGACCCTTTGTAGGGGTCTTTTTGTTTTTGCGCGGAATTTTTGAGATTGACAATAGGGGTGGGGTGATTTTTTTTGAGCCTTTTTTATTTTTTCGGTGGTGACGAGACTGACCGGGCGGGGCTGGGCGGCGGCTATATACCCCGCCGGTGGAGACCCCAGCCCCCAGCGCACCCGGACGGCCTGCGCAACGTGTCCGGCAAAGTGTACAATTTCGGACGCTTTATTTTATCCATATTTATATGGATATATTTTGCTGAAAGCATTGACAATCCATATATATATGGATATAATATAATCAGTCCAGATAAATATGGACTACAACCACAATACACCAAAACAGGAGGACAAAACCATGAAGACCACATTGAAAGATATTCGCCGTTATGTTACCACCAACGCAGCAACCGACTTGACCAAAAAGAGCTTTTCGGAGATTGACGCTATTCGCGTTGCAGAATGCGGGTTTGAGACCATCGCATACAGCACTGGTATTTACGGCGTTACTGGCGTACTGGTTAAGGGCAACACCACCGGCAAACTGTATGCCGTCACCGCCCGCACGTCTGCACTGTTCCAGGTTATGTAATAGGAGGTGCAAGCAATGATCACTCTTGACTTTTCCCAGTGGGCTGCAATCTGGTACATTGGCGGCATGGTCAGCGGGGCGCTGGTTATGATTGCATTTCTCAACAGCTAAGGAGGGCTAAAAAATGACGTTATTCGAAGAAAAGGTGAACGAGTACAGGGAAAACAAGCGGCTTTTGGAAGAGCTAGAAGCAATGAACGAAAGCATTAAAGCTGATATTATCTGCATGATGCAGGGCGCGCCGGAGATGGCGCAAGGCACCGCAAAAGCCATTTACAAGGACGTTCAGAGCGTCCGGTTAGATAGCAAGCTACTCAAGACGCTGCACCCGGATATTTACGCAGAGTGCAGCACCCGCACAAGCTACAAGCGGTTCAGCGTGGTATAAGGGGGGTTATAACATGATCGACGAAAAAAGATTTAGCTGTGCACTTGCTGCACTCGATAAAGCCGGACAGCACCAAAAAACGGCAAAAGATAAAGCATATTATGACGGTATGCTGACCATGTTGCGTATAATTGTTTCTAACGGCTGGCAAGATGACGTTTTTGTGCGCCGGAGTGACAGCGGATCGCATTACATTTTCGACAAAACAGCCGAAGGGCGTATTTAATGGGAGGCGCTGCACATGATATTTTCTTGTATCCTGTTTTTCTTCTGGTTTTTTTCTGCACTGTTTAAGGCGTCCAAATAAGGACGCCGGAACACACTTATATAATATGGAGGGTTACGCAATGGCTAACGCTAATAAGGGATATGACATCAATACAGGGCTGTATACGTCCCGTTACTATGCCCGCAAGGCCGCAACCGGCGCGGAGGTTGTCGTTAAGGTCTGCGACGGTTATACCATCATGCCGGCAGCCGATTATAACGTCTGGCGCAATCAGCGTTGACACAATTTAAGATTCAACCCCGCTTCGGCGGGGCTTTTCTTTTGCCTTGCATCTTCTGAGGGTGCAGGGCTTTTATTTTGCCCTGCTGCAATGCAGCCACATACAAGCGTTTCCAGCGGCATTTCTGCCGTCAATGCAATTATACAGTCACAACGCTAAAACCGTTTACAGGGCTTTACAGCGGCTTTTCCATTGATTTGACCCGTTCCAGCGCACACAATACAGCAATCACACAAGACGACTATGCACCGTCTGCGCCACGCTGGAGGGCATCACAGCGCCGTAGCACATCCAGCATATACCAGACACCGCCACGCCGGACGCTGCACAGGTCAGCACAGCCGCCCTATTATAATAATGTATATAAGAGCGCAGCAGTGCGCCCCTGTTATAGATCCATGCCCAGCGGGGCAGCATAGCGCAGGCCATGCCAGCCCGGCGGGGTCAGCGCCTACCATCTGCGGATCTGCTGGCAAGTGCTGACACGCTGCCGGCAGTACAGACCCGACGCGCCTGCTGAGGGGGGGGTCAGCGTTTCCACCTGTACAGGGTCATCCCGGCACCCTCCATCAGGCGGGGCAGTCTAGCAACGGGGCGCGGCGGGCGGCGCGGAACCATTGACGGCTGCCGCCGTATCTCTTTTCGGGCTTTCGCCCGATAGCTAATAGTGGTCAGCAATAGTCGCAGCGTTCCGGCTGGAATAGTCGTAGCTAATAGTCGTAGTTTATTCCGGCGGATAGTCGTAGAATAGTCGTAAAGTCGTCAGATGACAAGCATTTGAAAGTCCTATATATAGTATTGTAACGAGCTGTTCGCTGATAGTCGCAGAGTAATAGTTGTAGCGTTTTCTTACGAATTAGCGTTAAATAGTCGTGTAATTTTTGTGTGAAATAGTCGTTTGCCTTTTAGGGAAAGAGAGATGCGATAGTCGCTAAGTCATCCGACCGCATAAAATTCATAATCTATTGCATATATCCACTCATTTATTCACTCACTAGCCATACCAAATTCGTATACCAACCGTACTTATTATAATATACGCTTATATATCCTAGTAACTATCTATGGATTATTCTGCTAAAATAATCGTACCACCCGATTTGGTCTGTTCCTGCTCGATTTAATTCCCAGTAACGAACTATGATATTCTAAACAATTCATAGTATTATGCTAGGAATAATATATGCAACATTTGTACATATCCAACCGACTGCAAAATGAAGCCAATTCTCCATGTGAAATAGTCGTAGATGGTGGCAGGTTAGATACTGCTGCCCTTTACAGGCTAGATGCCGTTGCCGTTGGAGGTCACCCGGTCGGCGCGGTGCGCCGGACGATAGAGGGTGACGTAACGTAGAGGGCAGATGGACGGTCTGCCTATATTCAGCCAATAAGAGCCTAACGGCAGATGCTGGTAACGGTCTAACCTGCTGGCTAACGGTGTAGCTTTTGGAGATAGAGGGTTGTAGGGGGAAAGAACCTTTGCAAAGCATCTG